ATCATCAACAAGTCTATCGCCAATGGATGGCTGGGGGTGTTTGCACTGGATCAGCGAACGAATAGCAACCGTCCACGGGGGAGTGGACGCAAGAGCAACGAGGGGAACTTCGCCGGTAGACAATACACCGACGAGGATTGGGCGGCCATGTACACCGAGCCGCCGGAGGTGAGCGAGTGACGATTCAATTCCACGTACCAGGCACGCCCACCGGCAAGGGCCGTCCGCGAATGACGCGCAGCGGTCACTGCTACACGCCGAGCAAGACGGCGCAGTACGAGTCCAAGATAGCGTGGTGCTTCCAGCAGGCGGCACCGGACCACGTGCCGATCAAGACGGCCGGTCATCATGGAGGCGAACGTCTACATGCCGATCCCGGCGTCGTGGTCCAAGAAGAAGGCCGAGGCAGCGAAGAAAGACGCCATCCGGCCCACAACCAAGCCTGACCTGGACAACATCTTGAAGATGATGGATGCCCTCAATGGCGTCGCATGGAAGGACGACGCGCAAGTTGTGAGTGTGCTGATCCAAAAGTACTACAGCGAGGCAGCCGGGATGTCGGTGTACATCACATGGGAGGACGACAAGTGACCATCATGGACCTGCACATCCCCGCCACGGACATCCGGGAGATCGAACACGTGCCCGGCGCCGAGGTCATCGTCATCAAGCGGCACAGCACCGCGCGGGTGGAGGTGCGCCATTGTACACCGGCACAGTATAACGCCCTGGCGGCCAAGCTGGTCATCGCCAGGATATACGAGCCGTCCGAAAAAGACGGCAGGATTGCTGACAAGGAGAACAACGATGGAGTGGATTAGCGTCAAAGATAGGTTGCCTCCGCCGGGATCGGAGGCCTTGCTATACACAAGAACGTTCGGACATTTCATTGGCTTGATTCAGAGTTATCGTCAATATGCGTGGCGTAACGGAGAGTCAGCGTCCTTCACCCACTGGATGCCGCTTCCCGAGCCACCGAAGGAGGAACAGCCATGACCGCTGAACAACGCCGCTGTCGGCTGGTCGTCGTCGGCACCGCGCTCAAGTACCTGACGCGGGACTGGGAGCGTTCCGTCCAGCATCGAGCCGACGCCCAGAAGGCGTATGAGGCCACCGGCACCGTCGCAACGGGCGCAAGCAAGGCGGCGTACCGCAGGGCAAAGGTGCGATGGACGGCAGCGTGTGAGGCCGTGGCCTATGCGGAGCGGTATGTCCACGAGGCCAACGAGATGGTGCGCGAGCTGAAGGAGATGGAGGTGACGGAGTGATGGACAATGGAACAAGGGAATGGATGCGCGAGACGATTGCCCTCAAACACGACGTGCTTACATATGCAGAAAAGCAAATCAACTCCGACTTGGATAACGCAAACGAACTGTACGCAACCGCAAAATCAAACATAGATATTGATGTGGCATACGCCATGATTGCCAAGTGCGCCCAACTGATGTGCGTCATATGCAAGATGCGGAACGAACTCGACCACCAGAGGGAGGTGACGGAGTGAACAAGACCGAGTACCTGCGCCTCCGGGCGATTGAGTTCGCCGTTGAGCAGATCGTCCGGGAGTGTCCGCGGGAAGTGTCCGACCTGACAAGCAAGGACACGTCATGGGCCAAACACGTGGACAAGGCGATGCGGTGGGCGGTGGAGAACTGGGACAAGGCACTGGCGGGGGTCAAGGAGGGCTATGCCGGGCGCGTATTTGACCACTGCTGGCACGTGTGCAAGATCGCCGGATCGGAGGCACAATCCCGCCTGTTCGGCCTTACTGTCCTTGTACCATGGTCCGACATCCGCAGGGCGCTGGAGGACGCGGTAGAGCGCAACGGCAGCCAGCAAATGTCCATCGACGAAATGATCCTGGGGATGCTGACACCAAGTGAGTAGGAGTTTTCGGCATGATGGACGAAAACTGGTCGGGAGATTGGAGTTTTTGAAATGGAGGACAAAGAATGAAGCCAAGACTGAAGCGGTGTCTGTGCGGCGACAAGCCCATATCCTACGCCTGCCAGATGACATTTGACCCGATCTACCTTTACGCCTGCTCGGACCCGCACTGCTACGCGGTGCCTCCGGGACGCAGCGATCGGACGGACGAAGATGCCAGGCGCAACTGGAACCAACGAGTGGACGACGCCAGGAGCGGCAGGGTCGTGGTCGAGGATGACGGCCCGATGCCGTTCGAGCTGTAAGGAGGACACATGAACCAGATCAACATCATGGGCAGGCTAGTACGTGATCCGGAGCGCAAGCAGGACGGACCCACCCGCTTTACCGTCGCCGTGGACCGCAAGTTTCGCGACAAGGACGGCAACAAGCAGACGGACTTCATGACCTGCGTCGCATGGGGCAAGGTGGCCGAGCTGATCGCACGGGACTTCACCAAGGGCCGGCCGATCATGCTATCCGGCCAGATGCAATCCCGCCAGTACGAGAAGGACGGATCAAAGCACACCATCTGGGAGGTCAATGTGGCGGATTACTGGTACGTGGACAGCCGGGACATCCATGAGCCGCGTCCCGCGCCGCAGACGGCACCACCCGAACCGAGGCCGGCAGTACAGGAAGAACTGCCATTTGATCTGTGAGGTGACGATGAAGAGCGACATCCGGTCATGGGACAAGTACCAGGACAAGCGCGAGGCAATAGCGGACACCCTGCGGTCGTATCGCAAGCTGGAACTGGACTATATGGCCAAGTGGGACTTCTACCAGGTCCTCTTCCCGCGATGCGTCCAGACAATGACCGACATGCCGCGCAACGACAGCGAGGACTGCGAACTGGAACGGATCATGCGCCAACGGGTAAGCCTGTCCAAGATCATGGGCGACAACCTACGGGACATGGCGCTGATCCTGGAGCGGATCGCCAAGATGGTCGAGGCACTACCGCCCGATGAACGCACGGTGCTGTACCGCCACTACATGCTGGGCGAGACATTCCAGACTGTGGCCGACAAGATGAACTACAGCGAACGGACGGTCAGGACGCTGAACCAGAAGGCCATCGACAGGATGGCGAAACAGGAGGAATAAGTCTGCCGTCCGTTTCCGCTTATTGCCGCCTTGGTCATGCTACAATGGTACAGTAGAGATATACGCACGGGGGCACTCCTAACGGGGTGCTCCCTTTTTCATGCGTTCAATAGGTCATGTGGGGTTGACGCACCGATTGTGTGGCAGGGGTGGGAGCCGGGTGCGCGGGAGGTAAGATGCGATGCCGAGTAAGCCGATGCGGTTCTGCGCTCACCCCGGATGTGGCGAGTTTGTCCGCGGCGGCTTATGCGCAAACCACCAAGCAGAGCGGGACGAGCGTGACCGGAGGGCGCGGGCCTCTTCGGACGCCGATCGCGGAAATGCTTCCGACCGCGGGTACGACGGGACATGGCAGAGGGCGCGATCAATTTACCTGCGCAATCACCCGGTCTGCGAGCGCTGCGAGCAAATGGGGCGCGTAAAGACAGCTGCTCTCGTTCACCATATCGTGCCAATCAGCGAAGGTGGTGCAAGGCTTGACCCGCGAAACCTGGCTTCTCTCTGCAGGGATTGCCACAACGAGGTCCACGCGGGCGATGTCTGGAGAAGGACGTGACGAGGGAGGGGGCGTCTGATCTCTGGGCGGGAGGGCCCTTGACCGAAGGCCGCAGGCACGCACAAAAAGTTTTCGTTTTTTTACTCGTTTTTTCACAGGGCGTGCAAACGAAGGGGGACATATGCGAAACACTCACCTGTGGCACGAGGCTTCTGGCCAGAAGGCGAGTGACGAACTAGGAACAGGCGCCGGTGACCAAGGGATGATGTTCGGGTTTGCCTGCGACGAAACGGAAGAGCTCATGCCGCTCCCGATATCGCTTGCACACGCCCTTTGTCGCAGATTGAGCGCCGTTAGAAAAGAGAAAGTTCTCGGCCGCGACGGCGACTACCTGCGGCCCGACGGGAAAGCCCAGGTGACGGTGGAATATGATGGATCGACGCCGATCCGGGTTCACACGGTCGTCGTGTCCACCCAACACGGGCCCGAAATACCGCCGGAGAGACTGCGATTGGACATTGAGGAAGTCGTAATCCGAAGCGTCATTCCGGAGGGGATGCTTGATGAGAGAACGCGCATTTTGGTGAACCCAACTGGGCGCTTCGTCGTCGGCGGTCCACAGGGAGATTCCGGCCTGACGGGGCGGAAGATCATTGTTGACACGTATGGCGGATATGCCAGGCACGGAGGCGGCGCATTTTCCGGGAAAGACCCGACGAAGGTGGACCGATCGGCCGCATATGCTGCAAGACATGCGGCAAAGAATCTGGTTGCTGCCGGCCTGGCGGCGGAGGGAATAAGCGTCTACTGCGTTCATGGTGTGTCGCAGGCGGAATACGAAACACACCTCGAGGCGGCCCTTTCCTGCCGGCCCAATCTCGTCCTGGACGATGGTGGAGACCTTGCTCGGCGCCTACACAGCGATATGCGTGACCTGGCGCAAGATGTCTATGGTGCCACAGAGGAAACGACCACGGGGGTGCGGCGCCTGCGGGCGCTCGCGCGCGACGGCGGTCTTTTGTACCCGGTTGTCGCAGTAAATGACGCCCGCAGTAAAAACCTCTTTGATAACCGATTTGGAACGGGGCAGTCGGTCGTGACGGCGGTCATGAACACAAGCAATCGGATGTTTGGCGGCAGCACGGTTGTGGTGGCCGGATACGGAATGTGTGGGAAGGGAGTTGCTCTCCGCTCAAGGGGCCTTGGCGCGGACGTGGTTGTCTGTGAGGTCGATCCAATCAAGGCAGCGGAAGCGATCATGGACGGATATCGCGTCATGACAATGGATGATGCCGCCCATGTCGGAGACATATTCATTACGGTTACTGGGTGCCGCGATGTAATCCGAACCTGGCACTATGCCGCGATGAAAGACAATGTCCTACTGGCAAACGCAGGTCATTTCGACGTAGAGATCAACGTTGGCGAGCTTGCTGCGGCGGCTACTGAAAGCTGGCAAGTAAGACCCGGAATGGTCGGGTACAAAATGCGGGATGGCCGTGTACTCTGTCTGCTCGCCGAGGGACGACTTGTGAACCTCGCCGCTGGTGACGGGCATCCGATCGAAATCATGGATATGAGCTTCTCCCTGCAGGCAGAGTGTCTGCGATACATCGCGGAATCACGTGGTAGCCTTCCGGTCGGCGTGCTCCATGTTCCGGATTCCATCGACCGCTATGTTGCAGAGCGCTTGCTTGATGCACGAACGGCAAGGATCGATCGCCTTACCGCCGAACAGGCCGGGTATCTTGATTCGTTTGGTATGGGTGAGTAAAACCAGGGGTGAGTAAAACGCGGCCGGCGCCAAAACGGGCGACGGAGCATCGTCGGAGCATACTGTAATGCCAAAACGGGCGACGGAGCATCGTCGGAGCGAGTAAAACGCGGCCGGCGCCGCTAGGCGCCAAGTGAGTAAAACCAGGGGTGAGTAAATTGCGCGGACGGAAGCCGTACCCATATGCGGTGATTGAGGCGACCAACGACAAAATACGCTATACAAAAGCCGAAATGGAGAAAAGGCAAAAGGCCGAGCCCAAAATTGACTCAAGGCTTCTTCGATGCCCTCCGCGTATGAGCGAAGAGGCGAAGCGAGAGTGGAAACGGATCACAAAGCTCTACAAGGAACTGGAAGAGCCGATCATCACTGATCTCGACCTGAATGCCCTGGAGGTATACTGCGAGGCCGTCGCCACCTACCGCAAGGCGATCAGCAAAGTACGCGAGACGTCGGAGGTCTATGTCGGGAAGAATGACACAAAGCCGCGAAAAAACCCGTGGTTGTCGATCGCAAACGAGGCGGCCATCCAGATAAAGAAATATGGCGAGTCTCTCTTGCTTGACCCGGTCTCGCGAGCGCGAGCCGGCCTAGCGCGCAGCAAAGCCGACGACGATGATCCGTTGGCAGCGTTCTTTGCGAGGAGGGCAAATGGATGATAGCAACAGAGCGAGAGAGGTAATCGATTTCTTGTCACTTCTCTGCCATACGGGGGACTTTAGCGGGAAACCATTCTCGCTGATGCCGTGGCAGGAAGAGGTAATCCGAAACGTCTACGGAACACTCAAGCCAGACGGAAGCCGGCAGTATCAATATGCTTACCTGGAAGTTCCAAAGAAGAACGGCAAAACAGAAATTGTAGCCGGCCTGCTGCTGTATCACGCGACCTGCGACCCGGTTGGTGGACAGATTTTCTGCTGTGCGGCTGAACGCGAACAGGCTGCCCTTGTGTTCAATGCGGCCCTGAAAATGCTCGACCAGTTCCCGCAGTTGAAAAAGCTCTACAAAGTCCGCGAATCGATGAAGGAGCTTATAAATCGCAAAACAGGAACAACCGTCAAAGTTCTATCGGCCGAGGCATACAGTAAGCACGGATTCAACCCGACGGTTGTTGTGTTTGACGAGTTGCACGCGCAGCCAAACCGCGATCTGTGGGATGTCATGACATTTGGTGCCGGCGCCGCCCGGAGGGAGCCGCTGTGGTGGGTGATAACCACTGCCGGGAACGATCCAGACAGAACGACCGTTGGGTGGGAACAACACGCATACGCCAAGGGGATAATTGACGGCAGCATCACAGACCCACGGTGGTTTGCGCGCATATACTGCGCGCCAGACGATGCGGACATATACGACGAGGAAACTTGGTACAAGGCAAACCCATCGCTCGGAGTAACCATACCGATAGAAACCATCCGCGGCGAGGCGCAAGCGGCAAAAAATTCTGAGTCGGCCGAGAAGCTATTCCGGTGGCTGCGACTCAACCAGTGGGTGTCCACCAAGAGAACGTCCTGGCTACCTCTCACGCTTTGGGATTCGGTTCTCGGCTCGTGGAGCCCGGATGACATGCGCGGTAAGCAATGCTACCTGGGACTAGACCTGTCGAGCACGACCGACCTTACGGCCATCGCCCTCCTCTTCCCGCCCGGCGGCGAGATCGGGGAATGGCGCTGCCTCTTCCGGGCGTTCTGCCCTGCCGACAACCTTGCGGAGCGAGTCAAGCGCGACCACGTTCCATATGACGAGTGGGTGCGCAAAGGATGGTTGATTGCAACAGAGGGATCTGCCGTTGACTACGAAGCCGTGCAGCAGGAGATAGAGGCGCTGGCAAGACAATACCGGGTTAGATACATCGGGGTTGACGAGTGGAATTCGTCAATGCTTGTACAGGCGCTAGAGAAAAAGGGACTGCTGCCGGTCATAGTCAAGCAAACCATCTCCGGAACGTCGCCGGCAATCAAGCACATCGAAAAGCTGCTGCTGGATCGGCAGATCACTCACGACGCGAACCCGATCGCCAGGTGGTGCTTCGGAAACGCCGTCGTTGCGGTCGATGGAAACGAGAACAAGAAGCTGATGAAGAACCGCTCATTCGAACGGATAGACCTGATCATGGCCCTTGTTGATGCCATGGCAGTCGCTGTCAATCTTGAGCTAAAGCCACCAACGATCTATGAACAACGCGGCATACGCGCAGTGTGAGACGGGAGTGATGAGGGTAGTGAAGTTAAGGCTATTTGGTCGGACCATCGAGATCCGGAACAACGCAACCGTCTCTTTGCCGTCTGTCTACGATGATAGCGCATGGCTGTCGTATTTGCTTGGCAAGGGCCACCCGGTGAACGCGACGACTGCTGTCAAGGTGGCGGCGGTGATTCGCTGTGTCGATGTGGTGGCCAAGACAATGGCATCCTTGCCGCTGCATCTGTATCGGCAAACGCCTGAAGGCAAGACGAAGGCAACCGACCACCCGGCGTACAAGCTGCTCTGGCGGATTCCAAATCCAGAAACGACCGCTTATGAATTCTGGCACATGTATGTATTCAACCTAATGCTCACGCGCGGCGCCTACGCGAAAATCGTGCGCGATCCGTGCGGATACGTCAGGGAGCTCTGGAATGTGCCGACGGCTGTTGTCACGCCAGGCCGGAACACGGTCAACGGCGAGAGATACATCTCTGTCGACCTTGGTGGTGGCAATTCTGAGATTCTTCGGAGCGGCGACTTCATGTTTACGCCCGGATTGCGGTTCGGGTCTGCATCAACGCCAGAGGACCCTGTGGCGGTGGCCTCTGAAGTTCTCGGACTGACGCTCGCGCTGAACAGTTATGC